GGCGACGACTCGTCACCTATCCAGAACCTACGGAGCGAGACCCGGTCCCTTGCAGTTACGTGGACGGGTCTTTTACTAATCAGTAAACGCCCGGCGACGTACGTGCTCTGAATGCACGACGTGCTTGTCTGTGTGACCGCAACGCGGGCACCGCAGGTAGCGAGTCTGGTACTCGCCTCGCGCTTGGCTCGATGCGACGTTCAGCCGCGCCGCCTTGCAGCGTTCGCACACGTCGCCACTCTTAGCGGCCATGCTGCCTCAGATACTCGCGGAGATCGGCGGCACGCGACTGGATCGCAAGACGCCGAGCGGAGTCCCGCTCCAGCGCCTGCCGGAACGCATCGTACGACCGCTGTGCAACCTTCACGTCGGCATCGGGGTACGCAGGGAACGTGACCGGGCCTACATCCAGCAGCGAGTCCACCCTCGTGATGGTCCGCACGCTGCGTCCATCCTCGACGGCCCACGAGTCACCGTCTGCCGGGACGGTGAACGAGAACGACGACCCACGCACGATGCCCGCACGGATGTTTGCGGCGAGGTCGCGGCCGTAGGACGTGTCAGGCACCGGGAACTCATACCGCAGACCCACGTCGTCTACGCTCATCGACAGCGTGCCGGGATAGCGAGCGAGCGGGTAGTTCGGGTCGTGGTTCCAGAGCGCCCGCGTCTCGAGCGGACGACGACGACCGCGACGCTCGCTGACGATGCCGAACGCACCCGGGTCGATCCGCTCGATGAATGACCCTTCGAGCTCGAGCGAGTTAACGCCGAACTTCGCGGCGTATCCGACGATGTACTCGCGTTCGCTGCCGTCTTCGCTGCGGCTCTCGACCGTGAGCAGCGGCACCGCTGACTCCACGTCGTCGATCGCCAGGGCGCGTCGTTCGATGTTCGCCATGATTGTGCTCCTGTCTTCGTCAGCCGCTTCCATCTGCCGTGTCAGTTTGCTCGCCCATGCTTGGCCCGGGTCGCCGCCCCATAGAGCCCATGCAATTCGTCCCGCACTCGGAAAACCGTCCTGCCCCGGGCTCCAGCCTTCGCCTTGCTTGTCCACCTCGTGACGGGCGAAGTAGCTCGCCATCCGCTTCGCCGTATCCGGCGTGATGTTCGTCCCGTTGCTCAGGTCGCGAGCGCGAGCAACGCCGACTGCCGTGCCGCCTCGGCCGTATTCGCGTCGCCACTCAAGTCCTTTCGCTGCTTCCTCTCGCACGCCAGCTGGCGGCGTGAAGTCGATGTGGTCATACCTAGCTGCCACGCTTCCGCCTCCGCGTCTTCCGCTCCTCTGGCGGCGGCTCGGGCAGCGGGTCAATCTTCGTGAGCGTCGAAACCTTGTGACCGACCTGCGTGTCGGTGGCTCGCCACCCGCCGCTGACCTCTTCCCACACCGTGATCAGTGCAGCCGGGTCGTCCTCGCTCGCCTCGATCGCGAAGTCGGTGCCGGGCACGTCGAGACGCCCGTAGTCCATCACGTGATCGATGCGTCCACGAGCTCGCCCGCCAGCCGAGCCCCACGAGACGAAGTCTCCTTCGACGACGCTGCCGGGTTCGGCACGCTCCTCGAGCGAACGCACGAACTGCGGCGAGTCGTCAACCCACACGTCTACCGTGATGCCAGCCTCGCGGGACGCCTCATCCTTGAGACGGTCGCCAACCAGTAGCACCTGGCTGAACGCCTCGCGATAGTCGCCGAGCGTGCCTGCGATGTGCTCTTGATTTTCTGGCGTGTCAGGGCGTCGCGACACCATGACGACGGTGTTTCCGTCAGCGACTGCCTTGCGGGCGAACTCGCCCCAAAGCGGCGGATCGGCGGCGAACGTGCGATCGAAGTCGATCGAGATCGTCATCGCTCGCAATTCCGCGAGCGACCTCGCAGGCGTGGGAGCGACGACAGGCTCCTGCGGCGGTTGCGCCTCTACCGCTGCTGGCTCCGGTTGACGCTCGACCACGCCCGCGAGGATCGCGTCGATTGTCACGGGCGACGTGCCAGGGAACGACGCCATCAGCAACGCTTTTGCACCCTCGATCGTAAGAACACCAGATCGGTACTGCTCGATTACTTCGATGACCGTAGGAGCATCAGCAGCAGTCGCAACGGTCGCGTCTGGGACCGCGTCCACGACGATCTCTTCGGCGACCGGATCCGGCGACGCCGCAGCCTTCTCTAGGGTCGTCATGTTCAGCTGCACGAACCGCACGTCACCGCCATCGACTGGGTTCATGTTCTCCCAGCTGCGGATCTCGTTGACGCTGGCGACGCCGAGGTTCCAGAGCGTGTTGTAGTACGCCGCCCGACCTGCGGCGTCCGCACGCAGCACGCCACGCGTGTCGAACTCGGCGAAGAGCGTGTCGTCCGTGATGAGGTCGCGAGAGATCGCAGACTCGATGCGACGCAGCCACGGCATGAGCCCGTTCGTGAGGAAGTCGAGCGACTGCTGCTCGATGTTCGAGAACGACGACCGCGTGAGATCACCGACCAAATGAGGGGGCACCCCATAGATTCGACAGCACTCCTCGACAGCGAAGCGGCGTACCTCCAGGTACTGCGACTCCTGCATCGTCGATCCGCCGATCTCGATCGGCTTGAGCCCGCCCTGAAGAACCGCCGTGCGGTGTGCCCGCTCGGCCCCACGGTGCATCCGCTCCCAGTTGTTTCGCAGCGATTCCGCAGCCTCGGCCGACAGCGTGCTGTCGGTGGACAGAACCACGCCGGGCCGTGCTCCGTTCCCGAAGTACGCCGCACCGTGGATTTCGCACGCACGCGCCAGCCCGATGGCATCGCGAGCGAGCTCCACGGGCACCATGCCGTTGACGCCGTCGTCCGACAGCCACCGAAGGTGCATGATTGCGTCTTGCGAGTAGATGCTCTCGCGACCGCCATCCTCGCGATACCGATACCGAAGGCGACCATTCTCGACACGCTCAACCCGCATGCGGCTCGGGTGCAGCACGATGAGCTCGCGACTCGGACCGGCACCGCTGATTTCACAGAACGCCTGCCCATGCGTGAGCAGGTGCAGCATCATCTGCTCGCGCCATTCGTAGCTGGTCTGCCAGCCGTTCGGCTGCGTGTGCAGTACCCGATAGAGCGGGTTCTCGCGGGCGAGTTCCTTGCCGCCGTCTGGCAGGCGACGATAGAGGTGCAACGGCAGGCCAGCCACGCTGGTCGCAAGCACACGCACGCACGCGAGAACGACGGTCGAACGCAGCGCCGTCTCTGGATCGACCCGCACGCCAGACGGGTTCCGATTGCCGCCGTAGCCGCCAGACTCAAAGTCCCAGTGACGCTCCTCGTATTCCGAGGTTGGTAGCCAGAGGATGCGGTTTGATGGTGCGATCATAGGAAGAGGATGGAGGGTTCCGCTCCTGGCTGATTCTTGATCTGGTCGGTCTCCCAGCCGCCGAGGGCGAAGATGAGAGCGACGATCCCGTCAATCCTGCCGGTGCTCTTTTTCTTGACCGGACGAATGTCCTCGTAGGCGTTCGTCTCAATCGTGACGCAACCGGCCATCCACGAGAGGACCGGGTTGCCGCCGTGTCGGATCTTCTGCTGCATCACGAGCGACTCGAGCCTTTTGCTCGGGCTGCTCATTCCGCGAAAACCTTGGCTCCATCCTGCCACCTGCAACCCCGCCCCTTGCAGTTCCACCGCCAACTGGACGGCCCCGTTCAAGTCCATGAACACCTTCTCGACCTGATGGGTTTTGGCGTATTCGAGGACGTGCTCGCGGATCGCCGAGTGGTCGATGATGTTCCCGTCGGTTGCCGTGATGAACCCACTATTCACCCAGTGCTGGAACGGTTGGCGGTCAGTTCGCTCCCGTTCCATGATGAGGTCGCGAGGGCTCCAGAACATCGCGTCCACCTCGAACTCGTCGCCCTCGCACGGGTACAGAGCGACCATCGCTGAGAGGTCGGTCGTCTTCGACAGGTCGAGCCCGAGGATGCACTTTCGCCCAGTGAACGGCGTCGTCGGCCCCGCCGAGCACGCGGCCCACTTCTCCGGGTCAATCCATCGCTGGCTGGATTCCGTCCATACGCCGAGCGAGTACC